ACTCTGCCTCAGTAGAGGGAGTCCTAATACCTGCAAAATGGGTAGAGGCTGCTATTGATGCTCATATCAAGCTTGGATTTGGGAAAACAGGATCTCGCACAGGCGCATACGATGTTGCGGATCGTGGAATCGATAAAAATGCATTCGCCGGAAAACATGGTGTTGTTCTGGATCATCTTGAGGAATGGTCTGGAAAAGAGGACGATATTTACAGCAGCGTGGAACGCATTTTTAGCATATGTGATATAAATGAATATAAATACACGTTCTACGACGCGGACGGGTTAGGTGCAGGAGTAAAGGGGGATTCTCGAAAAATTAACGAAAAAAGGCGATCCGAAGGAAAAAAAGAAATAACGTTTGAACCATACATCGGCTGTGGTGAGATCCATGATCCAGAGGGACAAATGGTTCCAGACAGAGAAAACCAGGACTTTTTCGCAAGTTATAAAACACAATCCTATTGGGCATTGCGAGTTAGATTTCAAAAAACATATCGTGCCGTTACATCTGGTGAGAGATATGCAGAGGATGAGTTGATATCGCTATCATCAGATATGCCGCTGTTGAGCAAAGCCAAGATCGAGCTATCTCAACCAGTTTATATTCGCAACAGGATTACCGGTAAAATTTTGGTTGATAAGCAGCCAGATGGAATACCTTCTCCTAATCTGGCTGATGCTATTTGTATGGCGTATAATCCTAAAGGATTTATAACATCGATATGGGAAAAATTAGGTGAATAAAATAGAATCAACTGATCTTGAAATTGGATCTTCTTTGATTAATGATTTTTTTATAAATTCTATGTATTTATAATCATCAATAGCAAGGTATTCTTTCATATCTTCATTAAAAATTATATCTGATTCATAGCCAAATATATTACCATCAGGATCCCTGGCAACATAATTTACTTTATTACCTACTTGATAAATAAACCCTTCAAATTTAATTGATTTCATATCAATTCCTCGTGCTTTTGCAATATTCGCATTTTTTACATAGCATGATATTTTTATGTCCATCAGGTATAAATAAATCATGCTTTTCTTTTAGACAATAAGATTTTAATGAATAATTAATTGATAGAACAGCATAGAATTTTTCTTCGCAGTTCGAGCATTCAATTTCATTCTCCGATCCATCATGATGATCAATGTCTTCAGACCGAAGTGTGTTTGCATGTTTGCAATTAGGACATTCAATTTCCATACCAGCTCCTTCTTTCTTATTTATTTATAACCCACGTCAAAAATAAATCAACCAAATAATGTATAATGTGGAAAAACATAGGTGATATATGGCACAGACAAAAGACAGTTATGCAAATTTATCGGCAAGGATAGGACTTGGATCAGGATCGATTCAGGATGCATCATCCTATCAGTTTAGCCCAATATCACGGAATAGAGTTCAACTAGAATTCGCATACAGGTCATCATGGACGTGCGGCATGGCAATAGATCTTGTCGCAGAAGATATGACTAGAGCAGGAATAAACATACTGTCAGATGATGATCCTAATGACATAAAAAAATTAAACAATGCATTAATTCAGATGAAAATATGGGATAGGTTGAACCAAACCATCAAATGGTCGAGACTATACGGCGGTGCCATAGCTGTAATGATGATAGACGGACAATCTCTTGAAACGCCATTGACTAACCTTGATACTATCAGGAGGGGTCAATTCAAAGGGATTTTAGTTCTTGACCGCTGGCTTATCCAGCCATCACTAGATGATCTAGTGACTGAATTCGGTGCTGATATAGGGTATCCAAGATTTTACACTGTTATAGCCGATGCCCAGGCACTAGTGAACATGAAAATACACTACTCTCGTGTTATCAGAATGGAAGGAATAGATATTCCATATTGGCAAAAAGTTGCCGAAAACGGTTGGGGTATCAGCGTTTTAGAAAGAATTTGGGATCGTATAGTAGCATTTGATAGTGCTACTGAGGGTATGGCTCAATTGGTATATAAAGCGCATTTGAGGACTATAAAAATCAAGGGATTAAGAGATATTATTGCTACTGGCGGAAAAGCCATTGAGGGGCTAGCTAAGAGCATGGAATCTATCAGGCAATATCAAACTACAGAGGGATTAACTATTCTTGATAAAGACGATGATTTTGAGGTTCAGACATATTCATTCACTGGTCTTCCTGAAACGATATTGCAGCTAGGACAGCAACTTTCAGGAGGAACACAAATACCTCTAGTTCGTTTTTTCGGTCAATCTCCAGCAGGATTAAATAGTACCGGAGAGAGCGATTTAATCACATATTATGATGGCGTTAATACCAAGCAGGAATCAATGATGCGTAATGGATTAATGCTGATACTCCAATTAACATATCGATCTGTGTTTGGTCGCGCACCAAGTGACGAGTTTGATTTTGAGTTTTCATCGTTATGGCAGCAAGACGATGTTGAGAAAGCTGATATCGCCGGAAAGATCACTGATGCAGTTATTAAGGCGGAAGAATCAGGCATCATAGGTAGAAAAACAGCCCTGAAAGAATTAAAACAGTCCTCGCATATCACGGGAATATACAGCAACATTTCAGATGAAGAGATTGATGCGGAAGATAATGAACCGCCAGAACCTGAAATGATTGGATCGTAAACATTAAATGAAAAAACGACATAATCCGGTAAAAACTAAATCGATTCAGCGCAGATATGAATCACAGCTTACGGCTATAGCGCGTCATGTCGGATCTATAGTTAATGCATTCGAGTGGATAGAAACAGACAACTCATCAACAGTTCCTATCGTTATGCATTTGCTAGAACAATATGCCAAACAGTTACTACCATGGGCTATAGCCTCAGCAACACGCATGATACGAGATGTTGATACCCAGGCCACAAAAGCCTGGGTTCAGCACTCAATTAACCTATCTACGCATCTTAAAAACGAAATTAGAAATACTTCAACTGGTCAGCAGTTCCAAACTCTGCTTGCAGAGCAAGTTTCATTGATTCAATCAATTCCTCTTGATGCAGCGAAGCGAGTTCATGAGCTAACAATTCGTGGCATTGAAGGCGGAATACGTCCATCCGAAATGGTTCAGGAAATAATGAGGTCTGGAAGTGTCTCAAGATCAAAGGCACTTCTGATAGCTCGTACAGAAGTTGCAAGGACATCAGCGACAATGACACAAGCGAGAGCGCAAAACGCCGGTTCAACTCATTATATATGGCGAACGGCGAATGATACTGATGTGAGATCGAGTCATCATGCAATGGAGGGGAAGATAGTTCCATGGGATTCCCCTCATTCATTTCCTGATGGTCACTCATATCACGCTGGTTGTTTCTGTAACTGCCGTTGCTGGAGTGAGGTTTTGTTCGCTGATTCATAATCCTGCCCTTATAGCTGCTTTGTACCATTTCCAGTATTGATTTGATTGATATACAGATTCCAATCTTTCGGCATGCCCTCTCAATATTTGAGATAGTTTGAAATATTCAAGATTAATTATTAAATGATTCATTTGATATATCCCTTATAAATTCCAAATAAGTATATTGCTATAAATAGAATAATATCAATCATCTCGTTTGATTCAATAGCATTTAATAAAATTATTTCATCAACATGAAGGATTATATATCCAACGTGGAAAAATAGATCTATTACTAGAGAGATAATCGTAAAATAATAAAATATAAAGAAAAATTTCTTCATTTATATCGCCTTTCATATATATTGAAATACAATTCAATCCCGGTAGTAGATGTGACCGCATTATGACTAATGCATGTGAAATCATTATGATCATGAAAATAAAATTTAGTATCTCCTTTTATCTGTTTGCAGACTCTGGTTAGATATATTCTATCAACCATAGGATATGCCTTCTCAAATAACTGCCCGCCTCCTATAATAAAACTATCCCCATCGTAAAAATTAACAGCGAATTCTAGTGAGGACAGGACTATTGCCTCTGGGTGGAATAAAGAAATATCCCTAGATAAAATTATATTTTTCCTTCCTGGAAGTGGCTTTGATCCTATAGATTCCCATGTTTTTCTACCCATTATGACAGTATGCCCCATGGTGTGTTTTCTAAACCATTCCATATCCTCTGGAATTTTAGGCCATGGCAATTTGTTATTGTATCCTATGTATCCATTTGAAGATACCGCAGCTATTATAGAAACCATAATTTTATCCTGTAAAAAAATCTCTCAATTAATGAAAGTCTTAGATATGATTCAAGCATGAATTTATTTTCATAGGCTTTATAAAGAAGACTATTGCTCCAATCAACCATAATTGGTGTTACGCATTCATGGAAATATGAATTCATGCATTCGAGGTATTCATTAATTTAGCAATGACCAAAAAAATATAAATAATATAATTTATCACCTATCCTTTTTTCCATTGAAAAAATTTGATCCTTCATTTCATATATGTTCATAATTAATCTCAGTGTAAAGTAAAATCATTGATATTGATGAATATTCCAATACAATAGGCATATACATGCCTATATGTATCATTTAATGTATATCCATACCATTTAATATTTGATGCTTTTGTAATCGTGAATTTACCGTTAGAATCAACTACTGTAACTAATGTATCTTCTGGCACTGGAATTTTATTTCCATTATATTTTATAAAGCATGAGTTCATATGTAATATCCTATGGATATTGATATTATTATCATAGAAAAGGTGCAGA